ACAAGCTACTTATACTTCACCTATAACACTTATAGACGGAGTTGGTACAGCTTTATTTCCAACAATTAATTCCTATCTATATTGGAACACAGAAGTAAACTACAAGCTTACTAAGGCTGGTGTTTTAATTGGAGAAGGAACAACAAATTACGTAAACAATTACGAATAAACTTATATAATAATAGTAATGACGAGTTGATTGGCGTACATTATAATTTATTTTTTGTAGAAAAAGGTCGGTATACTGAGGTTTATCGGCCTTTTCTTGTCTTTACAAAAAACTATTTGAGAAAAGTATATATAATAAACAACGTACCGTCAAGCAAGGTTCATCTGTCAAAGCGAGAAAGGATCGAAAGATTACAGCAGATTAGAAGTCGGGTTTAGGTTAATTCAACTGAATGTCCCCGATAGCGTTAAAAAATTGCCTAAGATATAAGTTACTGGGTTGGAAACTAATAGGGGATCCAATGTAGGTGTAGATTTTAGAAATAAAATTAACGAACGGCAGTAACGAAGTTCTAGGTTAATATCGCGATATGGTAACATATTGTCATAGAAGATAAAAATTCTATAGGGGATACTAGTACACTATCAGTACTGAGAGTTTTCACTTGGTAACTAAGTTTACCTTTTTTTATTCAACATCAACAAAATTAATTCTTGCAAACCAATTAAAGGTGTTTACACCACTTTACACAACTTTTCATTGCCTTCGCTAGAAGGTATGGAAATGTTAGTTTAAACTATCTAGGTTAAACCAAATGCTCAATTCTCTATATAATTATTGTAAACAAAAAATAAATTATAATGAATAGAGTAGAATATTATTACAAAACGTACATTGATTGGTCAACCATTGAAGAACAGCATGCTGAGTTAAAGAATGAAACTGTATATTGGTTATTACGTTTAACTAGAGAACAAATTGAATATGTTTTAGATTTTGACTTAAAACATGATTATCTTGAATTGGTACAAAAAATTTATAAATCTTGTTACTCAAAAGGTGAGTTGAGCTTAAAGCAATACAAAACAATTAGAATATTTCTAAGTCAAGTGATTAATCATAGAAGATCTCTCATAAAAGAAAACTAAAGATCCAATATATAATTAAAATAAAACTAATTATGTACTATGTTTATCAATTAATCCAAGAAGGAAAAGTAGTCTATGTAGGCGAAACTCAAAATCCAAAGCAAAGACTGTATGACCACACTAAACGTAAACCAAAACATAGTGGACATGGTTTATTTTATGGTTTAGATTTAGAAATAGAAATCATTGAGTGTTATGCAACAAAGAAAGAAGCATGGCATAGACAAAATAAAGAACAAAAGAAATTTGGTTTCCAAACTGATTATGATAAGTTAAGAGCAGGTGTAACACAAGAATCATGTTCCAAAGGTGGAAAGACCACAGCAAGACGTAGATTCCTCACAAGTAAATAATATGAACAAGTAAATAATATGACAGAATATCAATTAAATAATTTTGATGATGCTAACATTCATCTATGGGTACCAGACTTCACTGCTAATGTTCCTGATTGGGATAAATGTTGGATAACTTTTTGTTATGCAGTTGCAATTAACGGAGGTCTTAAAAATCGTTATGAGTTTCATATACATGATTACGGCTTAATGGTACCTCATCAGTTAGGTGATAAGCATGCAATCATTACAGCATTTAATCAAAAGTTTGGTAAATACATAAAGATGTGGTACCAAGGAGGTAACATGGCAAGCTTTACAATTATTGAAAAGGAATGGGATTTTGTTGAAGTAATGATTCCTCCAGGATCTGTACAAAGAAAATGGATTCATTTGTATTCTCAAATCTTTGATCATAACGGATTTAAACATGACATCTTTACTATTGAAGAAGGTTTATGGAAAGGATTAGCAAGAAGAGTAGCTTGGTCATCAGTAACACAAGAAGATGCATGGTGGATGTCAAATGAAGAACATCATCGTTGGTCACTAAGAATGCAGCCAACTAACGGAAGACCTCAATATTTAATTAATCCGTTAAGAAAAGAAGGTAAGGTAGTAAAGAGTTACAGAGGTGCTCCTATAAACAATACAGCAAATTTAAAACATAGAGATGATTAAAAACTTTAAAGAGATGATGGGATTACCTAATGCAGATGGGTATCATGGTTTTTTACCAATAACAAAATTACGTATAAGAGATAGAATCTTAGGAGGCTATTTACATATACCTGCAGATGAACTCATAGACGAGTTACAAGAGGATCTAAAGATAGTAGAACACGCAGAGGAATACGAATTAGCTCAAGCGTTTAAAGATCTTATAGATGACCTCAGAACATTAGATTGGGTTAATGAATGAATTCTTAACTAAAAGATATAATGATATAATTAAAATGTCTTGGAGAATCTGTAAATCACCAGAAGCTGAAGACGTTGCTCACTATGCAATAGAACAGTTCTTAGTGCATAAAAGAGGACAAGAGTTAGTTGATAAAGGACAAGGTATGTTATTCTTATCTGGTATCATACATAGATCTTTTCATAGTGGGACTAGCCCTTATCATAAATTATATAGACAGAGCGGAAGGGTATACGGTTTACACGACAACTACACTATAGAAGCAATCCAAGGTATCTTAGAAGACATGGAAAGCGATACAGTTGACCAATGGTATAGAGCAAAGTTATTTAATATGTGGATAGAAAATTCTAATTACTCAGACTTATCTAGGATCACAGGTATACCAAGAACAAGTATATCACAAGCAGTTAATGAATGCAAAGAGTATATAAAAAATAGAATAGAACAAAATGGAATTAATACTTAGTATATTAGGAGCAGCAGGGTTAGGTCATCTAGGTGCAGACTTTTTATCTCGTTACGATTGGTTGTGGGATAAACCTTTTAAATGTAACTTATGTCTAACCTTTTGGATAAATGTCATACCTTTTATATTTCTATACGGATATGAAGGTATTTTTTATGCAGGCTTAGCATCAATCATATCAGAACTATATTTTAAATACATATGAACGAACAAGAATTTAATTACTTAGAACAAAACATTTACTTATTAGGTAATGTTAAATGGAACAGTGAACAGCAAGCTAAGCTATTTGGTATGTATAATAGAATCACTGGTGAAAACAAACCACAAACAAGTTGCGGACGTTGTGTTCTCAACATTAAAAAAAGATTACAATTTGAATATGAAAAAAGAAGAACTAAAATGGAAAGGTAAAACATACACCGTGTCCTCAACAACTACTGAAGGACTAAAGAAAGCTGTAAAAGAAATTAAGAAAGCTTTAAAACAAAACGAAAAAACAAAAGAAGAAGATGGCGTTTAAACCAGGACAAAGTGGTAACCCTGATGGTAGAAAGAAAGGATCTCAAAATAAATACACTAAGCAAGTAAAAGAAGCTATGGGTATGTTATTAGAAGGTAACTTAGATAATCTATCAATATGGTTAGCACAAATAGCAGCAGACGATCCAGCTAAGGCAATGGATATAGTAATAAGATTAAGTGAAAGGTTTGTACCGAAGCTCTCTCAACAACAAATAACAGGAGGAGACGGTGAAGACTTATTTAAAAACATATCATTTAAATTCGGTAACGACGAAGAGTAATGTACATAGGCTTCACTCCACATAAAAAACAAAAAGAAATAATCCATTCTATATTAAACGGAAAAGAAAAATTCCATATAGTTAGTGTAGGTAGACAAATGGGTAAATCTTTAATGGGAATGAACCTAGCACTCTATTGGGGTATTAATAATGGAGCATGTAAAATCCTTTGGGTATCTCCAGTTTACTCTCAAACAAATAAAGTACATAAAGAGTTAGTCGCAGCAATAACCGAAAGTGGTATCATTAAATCAAATAACTATGGAGATAATACGCTAACTCTAAAGAATGGTACCGAGATCTTGTTTAGGAGCGCAGAAAGATATGATAACATTCGTGGTCTTACTTGTGACTATGGAATTATAGATGAGGCAGCGTTTATGAAGAATGATGCATGGTGGAATTATAGATGAGGCAGCGTTTATGAAGAATGATGCATGGGCAGAAGCAATTAGACCAGTATTTGCTGTAAGAGGTAAAAAGGTTCTCTTCATCTCAACTCCTAAAGGTAAAAACTATTTCTATGATTTATTTCAATTAGGTCAAAGTGGAGATAACCCAAGGTACAAATCATACACAGGATCTTCATACGATACACCTTACATAGACAGAGATGAAATAGAAGATGCTCGCACAACACTACCAAAAGCAATATTTGAACAAGAGTACTTAGCAACTTTTATTGATGACGGCGGTGAAGTCTTCTCTAATATTAAAGCAAACACTTTCGCAAAATACCCTAACCAATCAGGCAAGATCTATTGTGGAATTGATTTAGGTAGAGCAGATGATTATACAGTCGCAACCTTTATCGATAAGAACGGAACTGTAATAGACATGTATCGTAATAATAAAGTAGAGTGGTCAACGATGGTGAGAGAAATCATTGTACTCATTAAAAAGTAATCTATGAACAGCTTAAGGCTCAATGGCAAAACACAATACCTTTCGTAACAACTGCGAAGTCTAAACCTGAGATCATAGAAGGACTCATATTAGACTTTAATGAATCAAACATTAAGATTCCTAATAAAGACTTGTTTCCTCCTTTACTACATGAGTTAAGTATATTTAGTTACGAATACAATCCAAGGACACGTAATGTAAGATACGGTGCTCCATCGCCACATCATGATGACTGCGTTATGTCACTGGCAATTGCAAACTACAATCGCAAACAAAATCAATCTATCGGTACCTATGCAGTTATGGGTAAGAGATAATTCAAAAGGAACCTAAAGTATATTTCTTAGTATATGGTAAAGATCAATATAAATGATAAAAGTTATGCGATCCCTCAACGGCTAACGATAGACCACTACAATAGTCTGTTAAGTTATGATTGGGAGGATCCTAAATATTATCCAATGATAGTGTCTCAATTGGTCGATGCGCCATTACCTTTACTTGCAAAAGCAGATCCTAAAACATTAGCCTTAGGTATTGTCTTCGCAGTTAAAGCAATGAATGAAAGAAAAGAAGCAGAGATGTTAAACCTAGATAAGATAACGTTTGGTCAATTCATAGACTTAGACGTTTATCTTACAATAGGTATAGAGAAACATTTTAAAGATATAGCAAAGATACTCTGTCCA